ACACACTCCCGCATGGTCACGTCCCGGTGGCACTCATTCCAGGCCGCCAGGTGACCAAACACATGACCATCCTCAGTCACCGTGAGCTTGGTCTTACGAGTCAGGTTCGGGTTCTCAAACCAGGCCTTGGGCGGGTGCACCGGGATTCCAGTGGCCGAGTAGGCATCCCCCCCCTTGCTCTTCTTTTCCTTCATGCCTTCGTCAGCTCCACTGGAGTCGGAGATTTCAATACCAGCCTTGGCAGCGGCAGCCTTGATCCGCTGCTTGATGGCAGCCAACTGGTTCGGCTTGTAGAAGGCCGCATTCTTGGGCACGTTGATGTACGCCCAAGCGCTACGAATGTGGTCCGGGTTATCGATCGGGTACTTCTTCTCACCGTTGTAGCCCGGGTCGGCGTACTTCACGTCGCCGTAGGGCTCTGCGGCTGCAAATTCATCCATGGCGAGCTGTACACCTTCCTGAGCTGAACGGTCCCAAGGCGCCCGGAGACTGGCATCCCCAAACGACTTGGACATCTCCGCATAGATGTCGGAGATCGTGGAACGGATCTTGGTTACGTCCTCCGGGCTCACGTCCGGAAGGCCACCGTGGGCACCTGACATCAGAGCAGCGGCGGCGTAGATGGCGTGGAAGATCACCGTCAGGTTGCCGTTGATGATGTCCCCCACCGGCAGCCGGTAGCTGGTCGGGTCCAGGGCGTTCCCCGTCGGGGAGAACCACATGAACGCCTTACGCATCTTGTTCGGGTCACCGGCCGCCCATGCCGTGATCCGCTTCACCGCGTCGTCGTTGTCGAACACGGCCTCACGGGGGGCCAGGGGGAGGCCACGCCACCCTGAGGTGTTGACGGTGTACTCGTTGCCCGCTGTAATGACCTTGGGTGCGGCCTTCTCCGGGGTCAGGGGTGGCCCAGAGTGGCCGCACCCACAATCCTCTTCCGGCCCGTTCATCGACATGTCCATGTCGTCGTCCGGCCAGTCCCCGTCACCGTCGAACACGTACAGACCGGACTGGGTGAACGCCGGAATTGGCACCAGGGTTGAGCCACCGATGCCGAACTTCAGCATGTGCTCCTGGCCGTTCTCCGGGTTGACGGTGGCCGTCACGTCCCCACCCGGGTCCAGGCTAGGACCCACCACTCCCATCTGAGCCAGGTACCGGGCCTTCTTTGCCTCCGGGATGATTTCGTCGTCAAGGAAGTCGCCCCAGCCCCAGCAGCACTCCTGGCCGTTCTCATCGGGGCCGTAGGTCATGCCCAGGATCCGACCCACAGTCAGGCCCCCACCATGGCCCGGGCCCTGGCGCTCACGCCAATCCAGGGGCAACGGGAGCACCCGGTGGTACAGGGCACCAGGCTCGAAGATCCGGGAGCGCCGTGGCTCCCCAGTGGGGCGTCCAATGGGCGCCATCAGACCGGCCCACGTGTACTGACCAAGACTCGGCTGCTTGGCCAGCAGCTCCTGAGCGGCCACCAGGGCGTCCATGGTTTCCGAGGTCATGGCCGCCACGATGCTGTGCTTCAGCTTGCGGGGTTCCAGTGAGCCGTGGCCGGGAGGGGCCCCCGTTGCCTTGGTGTGCAGGATGTTGCACAAGCCTTCGGGGTTGGTGGGGAAGTACTTACGCAAGTTCCGCACACACCGCTTGAAGTCCCCTGGAACATTCCAGCGGATCTTCGCAGCACCCTTGCCGGCGAGCCAGTACTTCTGGAACTGGATCGGCATACCCCTGGCTGGGTTCGGATCAACCACGGGTCACCTCGTTTCCAATGTGCAGCTCACACCGACAGTTGATAACCAGCTCTGGCGGGGCCGATGGATCCCCTGGAAACATCATCGGCACACCATCGACGTAGAACGGGTACCAGACTGGCACCGTCACTCCGTCAACTTGCTGATGTGGGGATCGCACACGGTTATCGTCCTTGGTGTCCCATCGCTTGGTCAACTGTCGACCGGTTACTCTGGCCTGTTCGATACCGGCCGCCATGGTGCCCGCACCATAAGCACGGTTGACCTCGGTCTGGGCAATCACTTTGGCTCGGTTCGGCCAGCGCTCAGAGCCCGTGTAACTGAGTACCTTGTCAACCCTCGCCGCGATCTGATCCCTGCTCTCGCCAGCGTTGGTGCCATCGGTAATTTCGGCAAAGACAAGGTTCGCAACCTCGTCGGGAATGCGCACGAGCAGATTCTGTACATCCGCCAGGTAGCTGACAACGAAAGCGTGGCGTGAAACTGGAGGGACTTCAGTCGCAGAACTCCAGGCGCTGACACCAATTCGCCCGATCTCACTAAGGATGGTGTCCACTTCGGAGTCCCAGTTGGACTGGAGTCCATAGATCGCAGTTGGATCTGGACTTCCTGACCGGGTGACAGCGGCACGTGCCTTGTCGAGCCATCGGCGCAGTGCACTGCCAACCGTTGCACCAAGAGAACGCTCATCGTCAGCCCTGCTCATGAAGGAACCCGGCTCTGGTCAGGTACTCCTGCAATAGATAGACGTGGTGTGGCTTCTGTCGCGTCAGCAAAGTGGTGCAGTATCGGTCGAGGGCCGCTCGCAACGCCTCGGAGTCCAAGGTCGGGTCCACTTGTTCCGCCAGAAGCGAGAGATGGTCCCAAGCGTTGGCCAGTACCTTATGGGCGTGCGCCTCGTCGCGGACCTGGATCTTGGTGTGCAGCTCGTACGGCGGGCACGTGAATTCGGATCGATGTTGGTTACCTACCAGCCTCTTCCCCGCCAGCTCCAGGGCTCGCAGGACGGTAGCGTTGCTGACGACGAAGACGTTGAGGGGTTGCACGCTCACTGATGCGGTGAGCCCGGCCGGGGTTCCTGCCGGGGCCGGAGGTGGCCCCCCTGGTGCGTTCTGTGCCTCGGTGACTTGTGGCATAGGCGGACCTGAGGTGTCGCTGATCCCGGTCGGCGGAGCCGGTGGCGGGGGAGCACCGGCTCCGCCTTGCTGTGGCGGGAAGACCTTGTCCGGAGGTAGAACCTGGTCCGAGATACCGATCAACTGACGAACCGCAGGGATCTGGAACAGGTTCGGGTCTCGCAGCATCAGTTCCTTGACGAACTTCTGAGAAGCCTCTTCGTCGGTGGGCGCATCGGAGTCCTTGTAGTCCCCCGCGATTCGTACCGCTTGTGCTGATACAAGTCCGGCGTCATACATTTCCCGAGTTTCCTTGAGGCGCTCGGGCCGTACCGTCAGTGGAGCTGTGTCGTACCAGAGGACGTACTTCTCGGGGTCTTCCTTGATCGACTTCAGAGCTGGAAGAAGATAGGCTTGAGTCAATGCGTCACATATGCGACTCGCCAGCGGTTCAATGTGAACCTTGATCTGGCCTTCCATGATCTGCCAGGCACCCCAGTGGTTGGCCTCTCCGGCACCACTGAGAATCGACGGGTCAATGTCCATCGCCAGAGCGAAGCGGCGGATGGCTTCGTTGCGAAGTTCCAGGGCCTGCTTGGATAGCTCCGACGTGAACTGGATGAGCTGGAGCTTGCCCAAAGCCTCCAGCGGCATCTCCACGATGGTGGGAACCACCCCGGCCGCTGTGCCCTCGCCCCGCAGTGACGCGGAGGCAAACCGCATGATCATCTGAGTGAGGGCCTCGGCGCCATCCACCGAGTTCCCCTCCTCGTCCGGGAAGCTGGTCTCCTTGGGAATGGCGAGCAGGCCGGCGGACACCAACCGGGAGTCGATCTGGGCGAACACGTACCGGGTCAGACGCTCGATCTCAAACAGCATCGGCATGGCTCCCCGGGTGGGGGAGTCCGACCACATAGTGCGGCGTGGATGGGGTGTCCACGTCCTGATGATCATGTCAGTCTCGGGGTCCAGCTTCCCCGGGTCCCCCATCATGTTGGTGATCTCGTTCTGGCCTGAGGTCGTGTACCGCTTCAGCTCCGACCGGCTCAGAACGAACCACTCATCTGACTGTGGATCATCAGTGCTGCGGCCAATGAAGTAAGCGTCCCCGGCAATAGTCAGGTTGATCCCCGCCAGCCGGATCAGCTCAGGTCGACGGGCCGGACCTCCCAGCAAGGTGTCAGCCAGGGCGGCCACCTTGACCTTCTTGGTCTCCGCCTGAACCCGGCCGTTCTTGTCAACCTCGGCCACATAGAACCGGACCCGAGACAGGGCCGAGCCAATCCAGTTGGCTACGAACCGCAGTTCACCGATGACGTCGTATAGCCTCCAGGCCTCGTTCTGCCAGGAGTCGTCACCGAACTTGTACGTGGGCCAGGCTCGCCCCTCAATGTTGGTGATCCTGATGGCCGCAGCGACCAGGCTCTCAGAGGCGTCGTGCCCAGTGGTGACTGGCACCAACGATTTGCGGGACCGGCCTAGTGCCATCAGTTTCCATCTTCCCGATTCGCCAGAAACCCGGTCAAGTATGAGGCTGCCGGGATGGCCAGGATGGCAATAACCCAGCGGTTAGGGAACAAGGCGGCTACCGGCATGACCGGTATCGCGATCCAGATAGACATACACCATGAGCAATGGAAAAGCTTGGAGGGGAGGGAGTCCGGTCCCCAGGTTCGGATCACCCATTGCCGAATGAAGACGGTGATGCTGTCAGACACAAGCAGCCTGGTAAGGCGTGCCACGGCCAGGGCCGCCACGACGAGGCTAGTGATCAGCATGTCGTATAGCGTACGGGCTCCCTAGGCACAAGAGGGAGAGGCAACTAATACAAGTTGGTCAGATCGTAGAAGCTCTGGTCCATCCGGAACTCGTAAATGTTGGGGTTGGCCACCCGCATTTCCCTGCGCTCACCGGCCATCAGCTTGATAGCGGCGTGCACCATGGCATCCATCCTGTCTGGACTTTCCCTGGTGGATTCGGGGTCGAACAGGACCATTTCCTTCTCCAGCTCGGGCCAGTCCCCCACCATATGCAGCCGACCCTGCTCGTTTCTCATGGCCACCGGCTCGGCCCGCGTCTTCTTGCCGTGCTTCGCATGAACTGCTTGCATGGGAGGGGAGGTATGCCGTGGGAAGTAGTCCTGGTCAATCAGCTCCCGGTAGGCATCCCGAAGGACCTCCTCCAGGTACCGCTTACCAAGGTTCTCCTCATACACCAGAACGTCAGCCGCGAACTCAGCCACCGCCTTCCACGCCTCAAGTACAGCCGCTCGGCCAGAGTGTGGCGTCGAACGGTCGGCCAGGACGTAGAGGTGCTTGTCTCGGGTTCGGGCCACCACGACAATTCCGAACGTGGCATCCTCACCGGTCAGGTTAGGGT